CTCGCCTGTGCTTCGCGCTTTCTGGGCGAGTTTCTTTTGGCAGCCGTCCCATGTAACGCGCCGCTGAGTTTTGAACTTTCCGACAGATGGTTTTGAACCTGCTCACCTTTGCTCGCGAATTGTCAGGGCTGATCGGGTGATGCTGCCCTCGAGGTCAGTCAGGTCGACGGGGGCATTGATGTAGCCGTAGATGCCCGTCCTGGAGTTCATCAGCGGGTCGGACGGCCGCACCATCACGATGATCGGATCGCTCTGACCGTGGCTGGCCAGAATCTGTTGGAGGTTGAATTCAGAATCGACCGACCACTGTAGTTGCGGTGTCTCGATTTCCCCCATTCGCTCAATCTCGAAATAGGATGTGCCGGTCTCGCTCGCGGCACCGATTGTGAGGCTGCTCTGCAGCGCCTGGACGGCAATGCTTCCCCTGCAATTTCCGATTGCGCCGAGACTCGTTGCGGAGAACGCTGCCACGTTGAATCTGGGCACGGCGATTGGGTTGCCGACATGACGCTGTCGGTAGTCGATCCGATAGCGCTTCCCCGGCGTCATTACTCCGGCGAAGACCGCAGATCCTTGCTGGCTCCCACCAATTGATAGCACACCACTGTTCAGGGCAACGGAGCCGCTGAGGGAAGGCACGGGCAGAACCGTTGGCTGGTTAATTTGCGGAATCCCGAAAGTCGTCAGCTGATCCATCGAGCCCTGACTGATTCGCAGCTCGCGGCGGACTGATGGAGAGGCCCGGAAGATCTGGCCGTCTTCGGACTCATTGCCAGCGGCGCCGTCGAGGTAGCGCTGCACATAGCCTTGATCTGCGAGCTGCGGACCGACGACGGCGCGGCCCACATAGAATGAGCCGACCTTTCCAGCTTGGCCATTGGCTTGCCACCGCAGACGCCAGCGAACGCCTTCCAGCTCGGTGTTGATGACCACCACCAGGTGGCGTGGTGAGTCCGGCGCGGCCAACTCCCAGACTGTGTAGTCGGTGACCTGAACCCAGCCGCCGGTGAAGACCTCGACGGTCAGGTTGGGTACGAACCCACCGTCGAGTGTTGCATTCACGTCCGTCCCCAGCAGGGCGATGCTGTTGGGCTGGACAGGCGGCAACCCAGAGGATCGAGCCTCGATGCCGACGATCCCGGTTTGGGCCTCGTAAGATGCGAACGGGTTCAGTTCCGGCGTAAGTAGCTTTTCGGTGTCAGCCCATCCTGTCCCTTCGAACTGAAGTGAACTGAACCAGCTTTTGTTGAGCAGGTTATTGCCGATGAAGATTGCGCCTGAATTCGACATTTCTAGCCTCGGGCGATGATCTGAACCCGGCCGGATACCGGGAGAAGACGGATGTCAACAATCTCGACAGCGATGCCCTCAGCTAATCCCAGCCGGCTGCTGACCAATTCGATTTTGGTCATCGGCTCGAGCAACGCTTGCTGCTCAACTGTCAAGATCGCCTCAACCCTCCAGAGCCAAATTCGTTGTCCGTGCTCTAAGAGACGGTCGTTCGCCCGATCTTGGTTGGCAGTGCCTGTGACGGTCGTGATTGCGGTCTCATCAGCCGCCGCACCGATCGCAAACTCGTAGTCCGGATGAAGACCTGTTCGCGCTGCAACACTCGCGCGCTCCTGACGGCGATAGTCTCGAGAACCGGCGGCCTTCTCACCCTCATTGACAGTGTCTGCAGCCTCACCTTCCCGGACAGGACGGAAATTCCGAGTCATGAGGAAGCTGTCGCTCAGGTTTTCTGCCGAAGCTCGTGCGATCTCGATTGACGTGGTGCGGTTGCTATCATCGAACGTCAGTACGGCGGCTTCAGCTGAAAGAAACGCGCGGCGGGCTTTGAATTTGCCCTGGCGACTGATCCACCAGCAAGCATCCATTGACCGAAAAAGGAGGTCCAAAAGATCGCGATGGGTCGACTCGTCCTGCCAATAATGGCCCAGCCTGGCCGTCAGCCCGTCTCGAACGGCGATCAGGTCGGCATGATCGATCTCCGTATAGCCAAAAGGCCCGGACTCTTCTACACCTGTTAAAACGCCTCTCTCGCAAAGCAGGTAAGGTACGAGCTGATCTACCGTCTCCGCAGAGTCGTCCACCTGCTCAAGCCAGATCGCTTCGAAGAGCGCAGTCGTATTGCCTGGTAGAACGATCCGGTCGAAACGCAATCGGATGAAGTAATCGTTGATTGCGGCTGGAGTGGTAAATTCAATGGCGTGGTCGTTCAGGAAGTCAACGTCGCCTTGAAATAGTTGCCAATTGCTAGTGTTGCCGGTTGCAGCGGTAAAGGCTCGGATTTCGAGTTTTAGCTCGTTGTCGATCGCCGGATCGTCGACCGCTCGCCAATGCAGACGATAGGTCGTGTCGGCCTCAAGCGGCGTGCCCTGACCAATTCGAACCCAACCGGAGGGGACGTTGTTGACCACGACCTCAAGCAGGTCTGTGTCTGGCCGGCGCTGGATGTAGCGAGAACCAATGACCTCGTTTTCAAGCTCAGGCCAGTCGACCGGGACTTCGAGGCCGTCTACCGTGGCCCATTCAGTGAAACGGCTTGAGGGTAGCGGCCAGGGCTCAAACGCCGGACCTCGGAAAAAGCAGGTTACAGGAAGAGTTGGCTGGGAATTCAATTGGAAACCATTGGGCCAATCTTGATACTCACCCGCGGCTGTTCCCTTCCCAATAACGGCCAGACCTTCACGCAGAATGAAGTCGTCTCGCAGCGGCTCTGCATTGTCGGCCACGTAATAATAGATCTCGGTGGTTGAGACTTCATCCCAGAGCAGTGCTGGCACCTGCCAAGGCTTGCCGATCAACATTGGTTTACGCTGGCCATTCAGCTCGGTGTTAGGTGCAGCCTCGAAGAAGTTTTTCTGAATCGGTCGACTGAGGTCCTTAATTCGATCTCTGAAAGTTAACCTCAAGATCCGGCCGTCAATGTATTCCGGCGCATTCATTCGAAGGACAGCGACCGGCCACCACTGGTCCCACGGCAGATTCGCGTAGCCCACTTTCAGCTCGCCTGCGCGGCCTGTCCAGATGCCCTCCATCCAGGCATCGAGCGCGCCATCAGGGTTTGCGATATCGATTGCGCCGTAACTCGCTGCCGGTGGACCGCTGTCCCAAGGCATGCTGACGGCCAGACGAATCTCCGGGTCGCTGCCCGCCACGATGCGCGGTAGCCACTGCTGGTCACCATCTCGGAAAGGACGGCTTGCCAAACGGACGTCGACGATTGAGGAGGGTTTCGTCGAGGCGTCCTCATAGCTTGTGGACAGACCGAGAATCAGGTTGCTCATCGTAAGATTCCCGCAATTGAGCGTGCCTCTCTGGCGACCTCCTCCATCGAGGTCGCAACTCGGATCTGAGCCTCCTCGAGCCGCTCCGTAGCTGCAAGGCGATCGCGGTTGCCCGTCTCAAGCAAATCAGCGATGCGCCCAAGCTCTTCATTTGATTGGACTGGACCGCGGACATTAACCGGAAGCCCAGTTCGCGCAAGAAACTCGCTAACGGGATTTGGCAGGATCAGTTCGCGACCGGCTTCGCCAGCTCGGATGAGCTGCTCACTGTTGACCCAACCGCCTACGGCGAAGCCCTGGACTCTGCGATTGATGATGTTGTCGGGATCCTCGCCTTGCTCAGGCACGCGACGAGGATCGACCTCGAAGGCGCCCAAGATCGCGCCGGTGACACCGTTGACAGCCCGAACGATCGCTCCCTGTGCAAGGAGGATCTCACCGAGCAGACCGGTCTGCGTGATGAGATAGTCGACTGGATCTACGCCTTCGAGGAACGGTGCCAGCGCGTTTTGGACGTCGGCCGGGAAGCCCTGAGTGAGTGTGACCAACTCCTCGATCGCGGCGCTCGCATCCGCATCTGTCGTGGCTTGCCAAACACGATTCAGCGCCGGCCAAAGCTCGGACTGAATCCCGTCCGGCAGCCCCATGACCGTGTCTTGAAGGGCGTGAGAGAGGATGGAGTCCTGATCCGTCAGCTGGCCAATCGCAAATCCGATATGGTCGGCAACCTCGGCCAGATCCACGCCGAGTGTATTCGCGACAGCAATCAGCTGATCGACCGTATCGATCGTCATTCCCTCGACACCGCCGATCAGTGTCTCAATGATTTCGCCGATCGGCACCCCAAGTTCATTGGCAATATCAAACGGCACTTGGCCGGTGATCTCAGACAGAACGCCCAAGCCCTCGACGATTGACGCCGCAATCTGGCGAAGGCGGAACGTGTTATCGCCTGTGGCCTCGGTTGCTGACTGAATTGCGGCGCCCTGAGCGCTCGTGGGCACATCGGGGCGCGCCTCCGGCACATCGATGTCGAGAACCGACTCCAAGCCGTTCTGGATGACCGACAGCAGGTCCTGGAAAGGCTGCGTCGCGGATCCATAGACGCGGACTCCGAGGGCCTCGAGCTGGCTTGCGATATCGGGCAGCTCGGCCAGCGCTTCAGCCTGCTCGGCCTCAGACCCGTTCTGAGCGGTCTCAAGCAAAGAGAAAAACTCCGTCCGCAAGGCATTCAGGCGCTGCCGCGGCGTCATAGACGGGTTGGTCAGTTCGCTGTCGCGAAGCCAGTCCTCGATCGACTCCAGCGCATTGAGGATGGCATCTCGGAAGTTCTCGACGGGTTCGTCAAAGCTGATTCCATCCTGAGAGACTCCGCTGCTGGAGAACCCTGATTGGCCGCCGCCTCTGAGTTCATTGAACTGCTCCGTGAGCGAAATGAGTTCAGCGCGGGCAGATTCGGCCAGTGCAGAGAAGCGGAGTGCGTAGCTTTCCCTTGCTTGGGCAAAGTCGGCCTCAGAACCACCAAGCCGAGCGATCGCTGCCATCGTGTCGCGCATGGACAGTGTCAGGTCGCGGAACTCGTTGCGCAGCGGGCTCATGCTCAGGCTCGCGATCTCATCGTCGATCCCAGACATGATGTCGGCAAGCTCTTGTCGTGCGCGCGCTGCTTCCTCCTCGGCGGCCTGCTGATCCTGGATGAACCAGATCCGCTGCTGAAGTGCGCGGTTGGACTCGTCGAGGGTCGCCAACTCCAATGCCCTGAGGGCGGCCGTATCGCCTTGGAGCTGTAAGAGCTGACGCTCCAGGCCCTCGCGCTCGGACTGAATCGCCTCGACCTGGCTGTAGTACTCATCTGCGGCATCGGTAAGCTCCAGGAGCATAGCGATCTGAGCGCGGCCTGCTTCTGTACTCGCATCGAGCGACTGCATGAGCTCAAGGAAGCCATCGCGAGTGGCGGGCAGCTGCAGGCCGACCTGCGACAAGCCTCGAGACAGATCGTCTTGCGCGTGAGCGAATCGCACCTCGTCGGATTCGAAGGCGTTCACGAACCGACCCATCTGATCGATGAAGGCCTCGATGCCGCCGACCAGATCGATCAGTCCCTCTGATGCGATCGCGAATTGCTCGGGCGAGTCGGTCGCCAGCTTGAAGCCGAGCCGATCGAGTGCCTCTTCGGTGACCTGCACGCCGGTGGCCACCCGAATCAGCGTCTCGCCCAAACCTTCGCCGACCTCCTGGAACTGACCCACGAACGGCACGACCTCCCCGGCCAGGCCATCGAAGATCGACGAGAACACGGCTGCGAGCTCGGCCTGCTGTTCCTCAGCGCTGAGATCCTTCAGGCTGATGCGCTGGGCTTCGACCTGGTACTGATCGATGGCGCGCTGGATCTCGTCCTCATTAAGGCCCAGCGCAAGCGCGCCCTCGAGGACGGCATCAGTGATGGCGTCGAAGATCAGCCCGAACTGTTCAGCGACCGCGTCATCGAGCTCCTGGAATTCCGAGCGTGTGCGCGTCTTTCCGAACTTCCATTTCTTGTAGCGGATGTCGGCAAACGCACCCACCAGGGTGCCTTCGATGAGTTCGTTGATGGTGCCAGAGAGGATCTCGATACCCTCATCGGTCACCTTTGAACTGCCGCCGAGGAAGTTGCCGATCAGGCCGAAGGGGTCATTGAGGAAGTTCAAGACATCGCCGACCGGACCCAGCCGATCAAAAATCTTGTTGACGTTGCCGTCGAAAAAGTTCTCATTGACCGACGGCATCCGGAATTCAGCGCGGCCAGCGCCGCGCGCCAGCAGGCCGGAAGCGCCGGCGATGCCGTCGGACAGCGTCTGCAGCGCGCGAAGCATGCCGCGGTTGATCCCGACCAGCTCCTGGGTGGCCTTGGCCGTCAGGTCTGTAGCGCGGGCGATGGATTCGCTTTTTGCGTCCGCATCCCCAAGGACGGTGCCGGTACCTTGGATCGCCTGCTGATTCGCGGCAGCGTTGTTGCCACCCAAGCCGCCGAAGTTGGCGTTCAAGCTGCCTACCAGTCCTGCGACGGCCGTGGCCATTGCCGCCATCCGCGCAGGCGCGGTGTAGGGATCGCCCTGGCCCTGGTTAAGGATCGCCCCGATCGCTGATGCGACGTTCAGTGCCTGAATCGCCACCTCCATTGCGGCGTACTCTTTCGAGCCGTTTCTCGACAGCGACTGGATCGCTCGCAGGCCGTCCTGTGCAGCACCTATCGTGCCGTCCAGCATTTCCTGCCGGAGACCTGCCAGCGCTCGTTCAAGCTGAGCGATGCCGGCTGGATTAGCGAACTCGCCAAAGCCGGCATTGGCCTGTTCCAATACCTGCTCAACCAGACGGATTTCATCGACCAGCGAGCCAAAGCTGAAATCGTTATAGCGGTCCAGGATGCGATCCAGCGCCGTTTCCGTGGCCTGAGGTCCGTCCATCGCATCCCGCAGCTCGAACAGTTTGCCGGCCAGCTTCTCGATCGACTTGATCTGCTTTTCATTGGCGTCCGGGCCCAGCGATGCCACTTGCTGTGCGATGAACACCTGCCGCTGATACTCCGCCCACGCCTCCGCACCACCAGTCAGCGCGCGGATCTCGGCCTCGAGTGCGGCGGCCTGCGCCTTGAAGGCAGCATTCTGCGCCCGCTGTGCCTCGGCCTGCTGCTCGGCTCTCGTGGCCAGCTCCTGCGCCTCTCGCGCGGCGTCGATCTCTCCGGTGAGTCGTCGCACCTCGTTGAAGTGGGCCCGCACGGCTTCGGTGTTTCGCGTCGTGACGTCTTCTGCGTCCTTCTGAGCGGCGGCTGCAAGGGCGAGACCTTCCTGATAATCGATCGCCGCGGCCGCGCCATCACGCAGTGTAATCAGCTGCAGCTCCAGCTGTTGCACCTGGCGTTCTAGCGGACCAGTGATTTCTTCGCTCGCAGCGGCCATTTCGCCGAAACCACCGGCGGCATTGCGCACCACCAATCCGAGCCGCTCAAGGATCGCGATTGACCCATCTGCCGCCGCACTGACCAGCGCCATGCCGTTGGCTATGTCTTCGTGGTTTTCCAGCCCGGAGAGATGCTCACTCAGGCGGATGCGTTCGCGCAGAATCTCGATTCGCTGCTCTTCGGCTGCCACGGCGGCCTGCTCTGCCGTCGTCATTCCGATCCCACGACCCGTGCGTTCTGCGATGGGACCCCGGACCTGTTGCTGCATCCGAATGCGAGTGATGTTCTGCTCTGCCTCGGCGATCTCTAGCTGCAGTTGCTGGACGGCGGATCGGACCTCATTGATCCGCTCAGGCTGCCAGCCTTCAGCCGCGACCTCTTGGAGCGAAGCAAGTGCTTTCTCGGTGGCCTCGCTGTCTACACCAGTCGCGAGCAGCTCTTGGCGATAGGAGCGGATATTGAGGATCAATCCAGCCACCGCGAGCGTGATGACTCCGGCCTTTCCACCTACCAAAGCCAGCGCACCTGTTGCAGCTTTCGTTCCAGCTGCCAATGCGAATTGACCCGCAGCTGCGGCATTGGACACTCCCGCCATGCTGGCCAAAGCCATCTGATAACGAACGGTCTGGATCGTTGCGGCTGCCTTTACGGCTGCGGCTCCACCGACCGCCTGAACCAGACGGGTGCCGATCACGACAGTCAGCAACGTGGCCACGTCCTCGACGGTCTCCCAGTTGTCGACGACCGTCTGCCCGGCGCCGACAATCTGGCTCAGCTGGCCAACGAGCGCATCGAAGGTCGGCTGCAGCTCGCTACCGAGTGACTCTGCCAGCTCGCGAGAATCTCGGCGAAGAAAGCGGAGCTGATTGGCCGACGAATCGACGGTGCGAGCGGCATCACCAATCGCGTCGGTCGAATCGCGGGTGATGGCGGCGAAAACGGCTTGCGCGCGCGCCGCGTTGTCTAGTTCCTGGCCCTGACTGATCAGCCCCTCTTCATAAGCGAGGGCCTGCAGCCGCGCCTCCCGGACATCTACACCATAGCGGCGGAGCGGCTCGCTGGATCCTGCCAGCGCGGATCGAATTGCCTCGAGGACTTCAACCGCGTCCGTGTCGTTGAAGCTGCCTAGATCAGCCGCCAGGCGCAGCGCATCCACCGACAATCCTGCGGCCTGGTCGCGCGCCAGGCCCATCGGCACCAGCATGTCCTGGACGCCGGAGGTGAGCGATTTCATTTCCGTCAGCGTTACAGGAACCGTGTCAGTCAGGTCCTCGAGTTCCTTGCGAACCTCGGCGACCGATGGGCCCATCACGACGCGGAACTTGCTGCCGGTTTCCTCGGCGGCGATGGCCAGGCGAATCGCTTCAGAGGTAAAGCCACCGATCGCCTGTGCACTGAACCCGGCGGCGATGGCCACCGCCGCCGTGCGCGCCAAGCTGGTGACATTGTTTAAGCTGCGGCCGGCGGAATCCGCAGCCTGTTCCGTCCGGCGTAATCCTCGAGCGCCGCGATCGCCGGCCGACTCCACCGAGTCCCCGAACTTAACGACCTCACCGTTGGCCTTGCGCAGCTCACCTTGCAGGCCGCGCCCGTCGGCCGTCAATCGCAAAGTGAGATTCATATCGCTCATGACTTAAAGCTCGATCGCTTGGAGGCGGACTTCTTGTTCAGGTCGTCGATGACGACCGATCGGTAGGCGGCGTCGAGGTGTCGGATGCGGCTCAGAAGCATCGGCGTCAGCTCAACCTGGTGCACTCGACAGACCGCCTCGATCTCGATCGTGCCGATGCCCACCGGGACCGTGCCGCCCATGCCCATCTCGACGGGCTTGTTGCAGCTGCGCCAGATCGTGAACGCCGGCACGTTGGTGATGAAAACCTCGATCTCGGTGTCCGGCCGCTTCGTCCCGGCCGGGACGATAATGCCGAGACGCCGGAGATCTTCATCGCCATCGATTGACTTGGTGGGCGGCTTTAAGCGCGCCCACCTTTCACCGATCGCAGTAAGTTTCCCAGGGCGGCCGATTCTCCCGCCTCGTTCTCCTCGGCGTACTTCTTGAGAATGGCGTTCTTGATCCGGGGATAGCGCTTGCAGAAGTCGACCAAGTCGTCGCCCTGCAGCGGCTGATCGTCGTGGCCGATCACCTCCAGGCCTTCGACACCCACGAAGATGGCATCGATCTTCGGCGTGATCGACTCAGCGCCTTTGAGGTCCTCGACGATCGGGTCGATCGTCGCGGGATCCTGCTTGCCCGATTTCAGCTGATCCATCAGCTGATAGAGCGACTTCAT